TTTAGCAGATTTGATTTACCTAAACCCTCCTGTTTTTGAATTTAAAGACAAAGGCAATGCTGAATGGTTTAAGGAATGGGCTGAAGATATAGATTTTGATAGGAAAGGTTATGAAGGGGTTTTAAGTAATTCATATTTAGGCGATGCAGTGTTTAAGATTATTAAGAAAGGGGAAATAGTAGATATTATTCAGATAGACCCTGCAATTTGGTTTCCAGAATTTGACCCTAACAACCCAAACGGAAGGGCAAAAAGCCATACTTTAAAATATAGTAAGAAGATAGACGAAAAAGAATACTACTTGTTTGAAAAGCACGAATCAAAGAAAATAACCTATTCTAGTTTTGTTGTAGAAGGGGAAGAATACAACCCAATTAGCTGGAAAACCGCTTGGAAAGATGAACTAAATTCAATGACTGTTGACGGCAGGAAGTCAGGAGAAACAGAATTAGTCTTTGAAACAAAATGTTCAGAGCCTTTAATAGTTCATATTCCTAACTTCAAACTTCCAGACATTTACTTTGGCTTATCCGATTATTCAATGAGTATCAAGTCAAAAGTCTTCGCTTACAATAACAATGCAACTAGAGTGGAAGCTGTGCTAAGTAAGTTTGCAGACCCTAAATTGGTTGTGCCTAACGCAATGATTGAAGGTGCTACTAAACAGCTAAGAAGTAACAAAGTAAATACCCAAGAAATAGGCTTACAAGATTATTCAATGTATGGTCAAGACCTTGCAGATAGTGTTAATCAATCTGCCTTAGCTGAACTTATACTTGGTAAGTCAATTTATGGAATGCCCTCGGACGGTTCACAGTTAGAGCCTAAAGCCTTAGTTTGGAATGCTGATTTAACCAGTTCTTTTAAACAAATGGAAGCCTTGAAAATGGATTTAATGCAGGAAGGCGAAATCAGCCCTATATTGCTTGACCCTAGTTTAGGCAAAGGTGCAACAGGAATTGCCGTTAAAAGACTAATGCAAATTACTCTAAACAAAGCTCAAAGAAAGATTATGTATCTAAAGAGTGGACTTAAAGAATTGGTTTATACAGCTATGGAACTTTCAGGAAAGACCGCTGAATACCCTAGCATTACTTTCCAGCCTAACATTTTAGAAGATGTAGCTGAAATTATAACTAACAATCAATTAAAGTTAGATATGGGTGTTCAAAACAAGGTTGGAGCTATTGAAGAGATTTACAACCTAGATCAAGATCAAGCACAAACCAAATACACTGAAATTCAGGAAGAAATGGCTCAAAACATTGCCACCTTTAACCCTCAAATAATAGATGTACAAACTAATAATGTAGAAAATGCCTAAACAACCCCAGGGCGTGGAGCCTCAAGATGTAGATTTGCTAATTGATATTTATAAAAGGGCTGAACAGAAAATACTTAATAAAATAGACGGTACAGATTTAGTAGGTACACGAAGGGAAGGAATATTAGCTGAAATTAGAAAGGTATTACAAGACTTAGAAAGCCCAACAGTTGATTTTATAGCTTTGAAAAGTAAAGCTGAATACATAGACGGCTTAGAGGGTTCGGAGTTTGGTATTGTAGATAAAAAAGCAGTGGACGCTTTAGTTGAAAATGCTAAGGTGGATATTAACACGGCTTTAGGCCAAACTTACCAGAATGTAGCAGGCAAGATGTCAGTAATTACAAACGAAGTAAGAAGGGAGGTTTTAGTGCAAACAGGAAGTGCCTTGATAACAGGTGAAAGTAGAAAGGAAGTTTCAAAAAGATTATTTAACGAAATCAAAGCAAAAGGAATTACTGGATTTGCTAGTGTAAACAAAGACGGCAAGCCCTACAACCTAAGCTTGGAAGCATACAGTAAAGGTTTAGCCCTTTCAACAATGCGAAACGCTAGAATAACAGCAATTATTCAAACAGCCCAAAGGTTAGGAACTGATTTGGTCAAAGGAAGTTCACACGGCGATCAAAGCCCTATATGTCAACCTTACGCTGGAAAAATTATGTCAATTAGTGGTGAAGATAGTAACTACCCAAGCCTAATAAAGGCCATGACTTGGTTCGCAGGTGGTAAAATGGGCTTTTGTAACCATACATATTGCAGGCACACAATAACACCATATTTTGAAGATTAGTGATACTTTTTTAGTTGTTTTTATGGTATAATAGCGTTAAACCTAGTAAGTATTCGCTGAACTTATTAGTTAGATTAAGCGTTATAATCATATGCAAGACAACACTACCGTTTCAGAACCACAAGTTCAAGAACCAAATTTACAAACACCAGAAGAAATTAAAAAACCAGAATCTGATAAGGATACAAACTTTGCTAATTTAAGGAAAGCTAAGGAAGCAACCGATAAAAAGTTAGCTGAAACCGAAGCCAAACTTAAAGCTAAAGAAGAAAAAGAATTAGAAGAAACAGGCAAATTTAAAGAACTGGCTGAAATTAAGACTAAAGAAGCGGAGGAAACTAAAACAAAGTATTTAGAAAAGATAAGAAAAACCACAGTTCAATCTGAACTTACAAAGGCAGGACTTAACACTGAATATCAAGATTTATTAACTCAACAATTTAGCACTTTAAAAGTAAATGAGGAAGGCGAAGTTGAAGGTTTATCTGAAAAGTTAGAGGAAGTCAAAGCTAAATACCCACTTATGTTTTCATCGGTGCAAATAGCTGGAAATGTTGGTATTTCTGCTTCAACAACCAACAACACTTCAACAATTAGCAAGCAAAAAGCTTTAGAGATTATTGAATCAGGCGACAACGCCCTATATCAAAAACATCAAAAAGATATTTTGCAGGCTATAAATTCTTAACCCAACTTATAAACAATTATGGCTATTACAACCAATGCATCAATCGCACAAGCTAAAACAACCCTTTTAGCACAAAGACTTTTAACACCTTTAACAGGAAATAAAATTCTTAAACAATTCTTCCAAGCTGATACTACTTTCTTAGGAAATACTGGATCATACGGCTTAGGAGCTACAATCTCTATTCCAGTTATTCCAGCTATTACAACTAACATTGTAACTGCAACTGGTGGAGCAGTAACATACCCTAAACAGACTTTAACCAACGTAGCTTTAACTTTAGACAGCATTGCTTCCACTCCTTTCAGTGTAAACGAAGCCGATTTAGCTTTAGCAAATGTAAACCCAGTTAATGACACCCTAGCTAATGCCGCCGCTTCTCATGGTTTTGAAATTGAAAAGAAATTAATGCTTGACACTTTCAACGATGCAGGAATTAACGGAAATGTAATCGGTGCAGCTCCAACTGATATGAACTACAAAGCTTTAAGAGCAATCTGGAAAGGATTCTTTGACGCTAAAGTACCAGACACGCAAACAAAAGTAGTTGTTCTTCCTTCCGATTTATATTCTGAACTATTGGCAGACAATACTGTTTCAAGACTAGCTAACCCAGACATGAGTTCTACTTTAGTTGATGGTGTTATTTTGAAATCCCTAAACATGGTAATCTTACCAACCAATGCTAACACAATTGGAACAGCTTATACAAACTTAGCCGCTTTAGGTGCAGTAGTAACCCCAGTAGGATTTGCATTTACAACTGATTCTATTGTTTCAGCCGTTCGTGAACTTTCCACAGCTGGAAATGGTTTAGGTGCTAATGTAACAACTGTTAGAAATAACGAAGTAAACCTAGCAACTAGATTAACTGTTTCTTATAACCCAGATGTAACAGGTTCTGATGTTAATTACAAAATGGAAACATTATTCGGAACTAAGATTTACAGACCAACAACTGTATTCCCTATTATCGGAGGTGTAGCATAAACCACACAAAATTTAAAACCCTAAACTATATATTATATGTTCAAAATGATAAACCAATTTGGAAACAAATTTGAATGCGAATTAAGCGAAGTTAAAAGATACTTAGAAGCCTTGGCAACCTTTGAAACCGAAGCTGAAGAAACTAGGTACAAAAAGACTTTAGGAACTGAAGCCAAATTTGAAACAAAAGAACTTAAATAAAACATGGCCACCATACGAAATTACGCAACACCAGCCCAACTTAGTGCAATTAATGGTTTAGACCTTAACGTACTAACAGAAGCTTTAATTGGACACGCAGAACAGCTTTTAGACAGCTACTGTTCAACCTTTGGTGTTGGTAATTTCAGGCCAAGTTTAAATACTTATACTTTTGAAACCAACGAAGCTACATTTGCAGGTTCAACCCTAACCCTTCTAAATGGTAACTATTCCACAGACTTTTTTAAGTTCGGAGTTATTACTGTTTTAGAAGGGGCAAACGCTGGAGCAGAACTTCCTGTTCTTTCCAGCACTTCAAACATTTTAACCTTTGACAACACGCTTGTTACTGGTAGTTATGCTTGCAAAATAAGCCAAGTTGGTACTTTCCCAATGGTGAAAGATGTTACCAGATTAACAAATAAAACGTATAAGACAATACCTAGTGAAGTTGTAGAAGCTTTAGCCTGGCAATGTAAATATATATCTGAAAATGAAGAAATGTTTAGTACGCCTACAGTCCAAAGCGAAAGTATTGGTTCTAGTTATTCCTATAATTTAGGAAGTGGAGCTAGTCAAAGCAGTATTCAATCTTATATAGACCCCACAGCTAAACAACTTCTAAGAGCTTATACTTATTCAGCTATATAGTATGATTCATTTACTAAACCAAACCTGTACCATAGCAAGCCCTAGCAGTAGAGACGAATATGGAAGCATAACAATGGGAACGGCAACTACAATTAAATGTAGAGCAGTAGAAGGTGGTAAGAAATACGATGAATCAAACGGCCAGACTATAGTTTATGATTTAACCTTAACTGTTAAAGGAAGTTACCCAATAGACAGTCAAGTTGTTTTTGAAGGTGTTACTTATCTAGTAAAAGATAGAAAAACATGGGTAGGTAGGAAAACAGCTTATGGCCAAATGCTTTATTTGACTAAGTATGAGTAAAACTAAAATTACTGGAATAAAACAGGCCAAGCAAAACCTAACTAAGCTTAGAAACAAGTTGGCAGAAACGGCAGAAAATGAAGCCTTAGAAAAATTAGGTTATAAGATACTAGAATATTCAGCTAAGGAAGTACCTTTAGACGAAGGAACGCTTTTAAGAAGTGCTAAGGTTCAGAAACAAGGCGGTAAGCTAATTGTTGGCTACAATACTGAATACGCTGCAAGACTTCATTACAACCCTCAATATACTTTTAAGAATGGTAGAAAAGCTTTGTATTTAAGCGACCCTATAAAGAATAATGCAGTAAAATTGAAGGAATATTACCTTAAATTCCTAGAAAACGCCATGAAAAGCGTTGGCCTTAAATGATACTTTTTATTCGGAATATATGGTATAATGAAAGCAAGGTAAAAGAGTTTATGAATTACTATTTGGCAGATATTAGAGACTATTTACTTACACAGACCTTGACTGGATTTACAGTTACTATTGATCAATACCAACCAAACCTACCCAACCAAATTTGTTTAATTTCGGAGGGTGGCGAGATTAAGAAAGACCAGTATGATAATAAATTTAATTTTAGAGTTCTAGTGTCCAGTAAAGAAACTACTAAGAAAGCCAGTAGGGAAATAAGCGAGGCCATAATGAACTTTTTAAATTCCCAGCGTGGGAAATTAACAGTTGCAGGAAGCCCAGTTAAATTCCTAAGTATTCAATGCACTCAACCGCCTCAGTACTTAGACACTACTCAAAACAATTTACCATTATTCGTTACTTTTTATGAAGTAATACTAATTCAACCACAACTAAACACCTCATTTAAATAATTTTATGGCAGTAAACAACCAACCAACATGGACAATTCTAGGAGCAGCACAAGTAGGATTTGACGGAGCTGATTTAGGATTAACAACTGAAGACGGCACAGCAATTTCTGGCTTCTTCGGTGAAAAGCTTGTAGAAAATTCAGGTCAAACTGGAAAGGCTGGCGTTGAAGTATTTTTATTAGGTTCTAAACCAATGGTAAAAGTAACGCTTAAACAGTTTTCCAAGCATTTCCTAGAGATTATCTTTGGAACTGCCATTGATACAACAGGCGGACTATTAGCCGATCCAGTAGCTGGTGTTATTAAAGGTTCAAACAGACCAGGTAAAAGAGCAAAGAAAGGTGTATTGACTATTGACCCTCTTGTTACTTCTCCAAGCGGTACTGATTATGAATCTGATGCAACTAACCCTTTAAGAATAACTGGTTGGCGTGCCGTTTGTGTTTCAGATCCTGAACTTGTATTTAGTGCAACTGAAAGTACAACTATTGAATTAGAGTTTGAACTTTTAGAAGATTTAACAAGAACAGTGGGAGATAGAATCTATACAATTGGAGTAATTGCTTAGTTTATATGTCAAGATTTAAAAGAGAAAAGGTTATTGAATTTGCAGGGCAACCTGTATTAATAAAGCCAATGTCTTTTGAAACTTTTGGAAAAATCTCTGAAATTCGTAAGCATTTTGCAGGTGTTTCTGAAACAGACATGGACATTAAGTTTGGAGAATTAGCTGGCCTAGTTCAGGAAGTTATAATTTCAACAACCGATATTGTAGCCGAAGATTTACCAGAAATTTCAGCAATGGAACAAATGACCTTAATCGGTAAACTTTCAGAAAGTGCCGAAAAAGAAGCAGAAAAAAAAATAGAAACACCGACTACCTAATTGGTGTTTCAAAAATAATAAGGCATTTTGGCCTTACTTATAAACAAACAGAAAAACTACCACTGGAAAAAGCTTTTGAACTTTTAGAAGCCATAACTGAAATTGAAAAGAATGAATTTAGCCAAAGTTTAACAATAGCTAGATACACAGCCACACTTTCAAGGGAATATTCAGATAGTAAACAAGTTAGTGAAGCTAATAAGTTTATAACTGAAGTTCAAAAGTTAATAGATCCAGATTGGGTTAAAAAACAAACAAACAAGGGAATTACAATGCTTAAAAACATGGTAGATATGGGGTTAAAAGGTAAATAATATGTCATTAGTCGCAGGCTCAATAAATGTAGAACTCAACGCCGCAGTGCAGGACTTCATAAAGGGGTTTGATCAGGCTATTGCTAAAGTAGACAAAATGGCTAGTAAGTCGGAGGATTTGGGGCATAAAAGCTTGAATAAGTTGAATCAAGGGTTGGAAAATACAGCTAATTTAATGAAAACAGGTTTATTACTTGGAACAACCGCAGCAGTCGGTGCTTTTGCATATTTAGGAAAAACAGCAGTAGACAACGCCGCACAGTTTGAAACTTTTAGAAGCACTTTAAAAGTAATGTTAGGCACACAGGAGCTTGCTAACCAAAGACTTCAAGAGTATTCAGACATAGGAAAGAAAACACCTTTTGAATTGCCACAAGTAGTTGCTTTGGGTAACCAATTACAAGCTTTAGGCAAATATTCTAGAGAGAATGTAATGATGTTGGGAGATTTGGCTAGTGCAGCAGGCAAGCCGATTGAACAGGTAAGCGGTGCTTTTGCAAAGTTAGCTAGTGGCCAAAAAGGAATAGCCGTGGACATGTTTAGAGACTTGCTTATTACAACTGAAGATTGGACTAAGGCAACTGGAAAAGGTATTTCAAAGTCAGGAGAATTATTGGCAACTACTGAAGAAATGATGGCGGTTTTACCTAAAATAATGAAAGACAAAAAGTTTATTGGAATGATGGAAGAGCAGTCAAACACTTTTATAGGTAAGATGTCTAACTTAACAGACACTTTTAACCAGAAATTAGTAGAAGTTGGAGATAAACTATTGCCACATATTAAGCCTATAATAGACCAGCTAATTGTATTGATAAATGGCGTTGATATAGACGGTTT